TCTTCGCATATGTACCGTCATGGTTATGGTTCGCTGCTGCCGCCCCCAGGCTTTGTAATGTAACGGCAACGTTTTTCTGTGCCCCGGTTTCAATTCCGTCCAGTTTTGCTTTGTCCCCCGGTGACATCAGCCCTGACCTGGAGGACGTTGCAGTGCCGGAAAGTCCGTTTACCTTCTGTATTAATTCATCCACAGCGGTCTTGTCAGCTACTTTAATTCTTCGTTGCATTCCCTGTTTCCTCCTCTCCTTCCTCTGTTCCATCATCATAGGTTATATTTAGGATCCCTTCATCATCCATAAAGAATGTTAACCCTTCCCCCTGTACGGTATGGGACAATTCTGCTTCTATCTTTTCCGTGTTTTCGTTTAATGCCTTATAATCAACATTATCTTCCCCCTCCATAATGTTTAAGCCGTATCTCTTACTTTTCTTCACCCATGACCTCCTCCTTTATCGTTTTCCATGTCATTTCCCCGGCTTTTTCCCATGTAATGCCGCTTTTTTTCACAACTTCCCACGTATTATACATAATTCTTACTTCATATGTCATGTTAAGCGGAAGCACCCTTTCAATGAAATCTGCCGCATCCGAAAACATCTGTTTCGATCTCAGGTCCAGCTTTACCAGCGCATGTTCTCTTTTTTCATCAACCGAAAATGAAATCCTTCCCGGTGCCAGTGCCTCTGTTCTCCTCTTTACCACACGGTATGAATAAGGCAGTTTTTCCAATACCCTGCTCCTTACCCGGAAGCGGCGTTCTTCCGTGCTGTCTGTGTCAGCCGGCCTGATTCCCAGTATTTTCTCCCACCGCAACAGTTTTTCATTTTCCATATTGGTCAGATATATGTCATCCCATAAATTTTCCGATGCCCTGTCCAGTTCCGTTGCCTGGCGGTCATTCATCCTGTATATCTGTTTTATTTCCGGTATCTGCATGAATACTTCCGGCGCATTAAATAACATTGACATCCCCCTTTACCGGCACTGCATGGTACGGTACCATAAAATTCCCCGGCACCGTATTTATTTTTGTGTCTGTAACATCAAGCACCCCCTCTATCCCCATTATGCGTGCATCAATCTGCGATATCCTGACAATGGTATCATTGAATTCATTGTTTTCCCACTCCATCCTCAGTTTTAGCAGATATGCATCCAGGGCTTCCTTTATTTGTGACAGACTCCCTTCCGTGCCATAGCCGTCATCCCATGTGATGCGGGTTTCCACATCGATCTTTGCCTCTTCCACACCGGAAATTAATACATTATGGCATATCGGGGCCGCTCCGTCCCCTTCGCCATGGTTTGTTTCCGGATCAACCAGACTTTGCACTGTCTTTACAAGCTCTTCCGAAGGCTTCCCATAAGCATTGGATATGATGGTACAGTATATCCACGGTGAATCGGAAGATCTGCGCTTTGGCTTACATCCTCCCACACCCTCTATGGCATTGATAAACCTCCTGTAATCCGCTTTATTGCCCCCAAATGCAAGGGACCGGAAAGACTGTATTACCCTTTCCTGGAATACCTCAGTATCTTCATCCTCCTCTCCTGCTGATATGATTTCTGTTATCTGTCCGCCTTCGTAATTATCAATATAATCTACTGGGGCCAGTTCCCCTAATGTCCCATTTGCTTCTGCCCCTTCGCTTTCACACTGTAACCTGTACTCAAACCCTTCTATCTTGTCAGTAACCTCATAAATAAAATCCTGGCAGCTAAGCCGGGAACCAATTTCTATCTCCTGGGTAAATGCCCCTTTTACCACTGGGTATGTCGCATAGTGAAAGGAAATCCCCCTTTCCTGTGCATATGGGATTAAATGTGCCAGGTCCATTGTGTCTATGTTCATGTTGTCGAATATGTCTTCCATGTCTGCATATATTTCTTCCAGTTTTTCTGCAATTTTGGCACAGGCATTGTATGCAAGTGAGCCTTCGTCCGTGCGGACACCTGCACCAAACCCTGCAAGCATTTCATCCATGATATTTTCAGCGGTTCTGTCCTCAAACATTTACTTCCACCTCCTCGTCCCCATAATCTGTAAGTATGGTAAATTTCACAGTCAGGCGGTCCATGGATATGTCGATTTCAAAATCTTCCACGCCTGTTATGTCTGTATTTACGGCAAGGGTGTCTTCCACCATCCTCTGTGCCTCACTTTTAATATATTCCCTGTCATATTCCTTCCCAATAAGGGAATGGAGGTCGTTCCCATAATCCCAGCTGTATTGTGGATAGGTGTATCTGTCAATGCCGAGGGCTATGGTTACCCACTGCTTTACAGCCTCTTTTCCGGTTAATATTCTTCCGGTCAGCCTCCCGGTGGAAAAATCAATTTCATATTCGCCGGGCTCCCCCGCTTCGCTGTCCGTTTCCATCAGTTCCTCGTCTTCCTCATCATCAATGTCAAAAGGAAACATTACAGCCTCACCACCTTTTCTAATATGACATACCTGTCAACCGCATATTTGTCATTTGCAATGACAGGGTATAATACTACTTCGTCCCCTGCTTTTAACGGGCTGATATATTCTTCTTTCTGTACATCCGTGCAGATCTTTTTCAGTAAATGTTCTGCAATAATCAGATCGTCACTGTCCAGTTCTATCCCATGCACCTCGCAGGTATTATTTCCCGTCATAGTCCCAAGCACAATCTTCGGGCTGTTAAGCACCGCCCCCTGCTTTCTCATAAGCATAAGCATTTTATCGTATCCGTCCATATCCCCACCTACTTCCAGCACCTTGAGCAGGGCTTATATTTTCGCCTCCCCTTGTTTTTTCCGCTTTTCAGCTTAACGGACTTTAATTTTATAACAGTGCTGCTCTTTGTTTTTCTGTTCTTTATGCTGCTGCAGCCCGTAGTGCTGTGATACACTGTCCCGCTCTCCGTATAGTAACAGACGGCGCTGTTGGCAAGCTGCTTTTTCGCAACGCCTGCGGAACGGCCGCTTTTTTTCTTTTTGGCAGTCCCCTTTCCGCCTGTCCCGGCGTCAGCCCCTTCTTCCATGGTGTTCACCAAACTTAACTCAAGCTGCATCATATGTGTCCCGTTCTCAAACGTATGGGAATCTGATTTAATATAAAATTTCCCTGTCAGCCCCGTTGCCTTATCCTTAATCTTTATGCTGTAACCGGATACCGCACGTATGTCCCCGGGAGCCTCTACGGAGGAGCTTTTTGTTATCCCCGCTAACATGCCCTTTGCGACATTTTTTGCATTGACTTTTTCTTCCTTCGTATAAGTATTCTGATAAACACCGTACTTTGACACATGGGCGGCTTTTTCCACCCTTCCAAGTTTTTTCCCTTTCTCACTGTAAATCTCCACCCTGTTGACCATGTCATCTACCGTGTCCGTGTAGGAAGCCCCCGTTATGTTCACTCCCTGTTCCAAAACCACGCCGGTATCTTTTCCTTTTATTATGACGCTTACTTTTTTCCCGGCCATGGCAGGCATGTATTTTTTGCCCGTATGGCTTTTTGCCTTCCTGTAGGCCGTTATGATAATGTCGTAAATACACTGGTCTTCAAAAAACAGCTTGGGGATATTGTATTTTGTTGCGGCAAGCTTTCCCGTTGGAATCCCGATTTCACGGCATACTTTTTTTGCAATGGATTCCGCGGTCATGTTTTTAAATTTATGGGTTGTGTTTGAGCGTAACAGATGGTGCATGAAATCCATGGCCGTATATGTAACCGTCCCAATCTCGCCGCTCCGCTCCCTTGTTGTCACTGTCCCGATGAACAGGATTTTTTTCCCGTCACAGAGCTTTACAATGTCCCCCAGCTTAATTTTAATGTTATGAAAAGTTTTGTCATATGGGTTGCTTGGTATATCAAAACTAATCTGCCTGGAACACTGTTCATCGCTTCCGCTCCATTCTATCCGGACATATTCAATCCAATAACCGCTCCACTTAAGCTTTATCATACCTTTATCACAACCTTTTTCCCGATTAACAGTGTATTAACGGGTATCTTTGCCACATTTGGGTGCTGTTTCCTGTATTTAAGGCTGACCTTGTTTATCAGCTTCCTGTTCTGCTTCTTTAATGCCTTCCAGTTGGAAGACGAACCCGTCTTTTTCTTTGCCACTTTCTGCCATGTGTCCCCTTTCTTCCAGACATATTTGCAGGATTTTACCGGCCCGGCTTCCCTTAAGAGGTAAGGCGCGGTCACGCTGTCCCCTGCCGCCTTGTTTTTCTTTGCCGTGTTCTTAAGTTTCCTGTACTCCTTTAATGCCAGTGTGTAATTTACATCCCCTGACCTGTCCGCCTCGCCGTAAGAAAATTCTTCAATCGTGAAATAAGCATTAATGTCTGTCCCGGTAATGACCAGATGTATTGTCTCATTCTTTTCATAAAGCTTTTTCAACTTTTTTATGTAGGTGTATGGTTTGTCCGGTTTACACCGGCAAATGCCGTAATATTCATGCGGGAAAAAAGAAGAAAGGCTTATGGAATATAAGCCCCTCTTCCCTTTCAGGTTAATTTCCCCGAAATTCTGAACGGAAACATTTGTGTTGCCCTGCGAACCGGATAACTCAAAAGAACTTGGCAGTATCGGAAGTTGGATGGATTTCTTATCATCAGACCACTTCAGCCAAATCTTCACTTAAATCACCGCCTCCTATGTTTTTTGCCCGTTTTACCAATTTATCCGCTATCCCTTCCACAATCCTGTCGATATCCTTGTCCTCCCGTACCGTTATGCTGTCTGCCAGCTTTGCAATATGTATCACTATGCCGCCTTTAGACGAGCCTTTCCGCTTTGAGAGGATATCCTTTGTTGCGGAATGTGAAACCACCTGCGCCCCTCTTGGGAGGTTTACCAGCTCCGGCCCGTTCTCGCCGACAATCGCGCTGCCGCCGTACTTTATGATACCGCCGGTTGCCAGCATTGGTATTGTCGGTATTTTAAGCCCGAAATCCTTTCCGCCGAATTTCGGGACCCAGTCCGGTATCTTTATGCCGCCAAGGGCTTTATTTATGCCGTTGACAATGCCGTTGATCAATCCGATGACTGCATTAATCGGTGTTTTTACTGCCCCCACGAAAGCCGAGAACACACCTTTGACAATCTCCACTGCACCGGTCCATGCCTTTTCCCAATTTCCCGTAAATACTCCCGTGAAAAAATCAATTACACCGCCTAATGCATCAAGAATACCGCCTGCAACATCCACCACGCCTTTTAACAGACCGGAAGCAAACCCGACAATCCCGGAAAAATATACCTGCAGGCCTTTAAAGAATGTCCCTCCGAACCACTTTAAAAAAGGCCCGAGGGATTTTTTCATCCCCCCGAAACATTCCCCGAATTTCCCGCCAAGCGACATTACCTTTTTCCCAAGGCCACCCACGCTTTTCCGGAATGCTTTTATGTCAAGCCCGGAATGTGTGAAGGCACTCTTTATCGTATTTCCAAGCTTTCCGGCCATTTTCTTGATTTTGTCCCAGTTTTTATAGACAAGGACACCGCCAATGGCAATGGCACCCAGTACCGCCACAACGGAACCGGCCGGCCCCAGGAAGGTAAATACCGCTTTCCCGACTGACCCGAAAGCGCCGCCGAGTTTGGTAATGGGGGCAAAAAGCTTCCCTCCCATTTTCCCCGGCAGGCTTAACCATCCTTTTGTTGCCTTCCCCGTAACCTTCCCTGCAAAATTTAATTTTCCGCCTGCATCTTCCACCGCACTCCCAAGCATCTTGAACGGATGCCTCATTGATGCGGTTGCTTCGGCAATCTGTTTCATTGAAGCAACCGATTTGCCTTTCATTTTTCCGGGGATTCCAAGGACGCCTTCCATCAGCTTCCCTGCTGCCCCTGCCTTGCCTCCTGCTGCCTCTGCCACGCTTCCGATTGAACTGATTGGATGCCTTAAAGCTGCTGCCTTGCTGCCGATTTTTCCAATAATGCTCCCCATCTTGGACAGCCCTTTCGGCGGTGCTATGTTAATCCCCTTTAATATGTTAAAGGCATCTTTGGCATTTTTACTCATCTGCGGGAGCTTTCCCCCAAATTTCCCTATGCCGCTTACCACACCGCCTATGCCTGTTGTCAGTTTCCCGAAGGCAATAAGCCCCGGCCCTATGGAGGCCGCCATCAATGCGTTTTTAATGATGGCATCCTGCTGCTTTTTGCTTAAGCCGTTGAACTTATCGGCAAGGGACTGTATAAATTTCGTTGCCTTATCTACATGCGGTATGAGCCTGTCGCCAAAACTTGTGCCAATAGACTCAACGGTTGACATGAGTATTGTCAGATGCCCCAAAAGGTTGTCCTGGGAGGTCTCATACATTTTATTGCATGCGCCGCTGGAGCCGTCTATGGCTTTTGTAAGCTTTTTAAACTTACCGTCTGATGCGTTCACTGTGGTAAGAAGCGCAGACATCCCTTTTTTCCCGGCAAGGGCGGAAGCATACTGTTTCTGCTCTTCCCTGCTTAACCCCTTAAAGGTTTCCCTTAATTTTTTCAGGGTGGTGTCAAGGGGCTTTGTCTTCCCATTGCTGTCCTTAATGTTTATCCCAAGCGCTTCCATTGCTGCCGCGCTTTCCTTTGTTGGTTTTTCCAGCCCGGACAATGTATTGCGTACCGTGTCCACTGTCCTGTTCAGCTTTTTGTTTACGCCGCCGGAACTGTCAATGGCCTTGGAGAGCTTTTTGAAATCCTTTTCCGAAGCATTGACCATGGCAAGGAGGCCGGACATCCCATTCTGCCCGGCAAGCATGGCCGCATACTGCGCCTTCTCCTCTTTGGTAAGCCCCCGGAATGACTTCCGCATTTTTTTCAGCACGGCATCAAACGGTTTCATTTTCCCATTGCTGTCTGTAAGGCTTATGCCGAGTTTTTTCATTGCTGCCGCACTTTGTTTTGTCGGTTTTGCCATCCTGGTAAACAAAGCACGCATGGAAGTGCCTGCCTGGCTGGCCTTGACACCGCTGTTTGCCATCAGCCCGAGACCTTTTGACACATCTTCCACACTGTAACCCAACGCCCCGGCAAGCGGCGCGCAGTATTTGAAGGATTCCCCCAGTTTTCTTACATCCGTGTTGGAATTGGTTGAAGCCGCCGCTATGACATTTGTAAAACGCCCGGCATCTTTGGCCTTCATGTTAAAGCCGGTCAGGGCGTCCGTCACAATGTCCGAAGCAGTCGCCAGATCTTCGTTTGCCGCCCCGGCAAGCTTCATAATGGGCTCAATGCCGTCCAACATGGAACCGGTCTTCCAGCCGGCCATTGCCATGTACTGGTATGCCTCGGTTGCTTCCTTTGCGGAAAATTTTGTTTTTGCGCCCATTTCCTTTGCTTTGGCGGAAAGCCTGTCAAGCTGCTTCCCGCCGGCGCCGGAAATGGACTGCACGTTACTCATGCCTTTTTCAAAATCCGCTGCAAGCTTTACCGCACCCGCACCGGCTGCCGCTATCGGGGCAGTTATTTTGGAAGTCATGCCCCTGCCTGCACCGGATATTGCATTCCCAACTTTCTGTATGGACCTGCCCGCCCTCTGGAATTCCCTGGAATGTGCATTTAACGCCTTCCCTGCTTTCCCGAGGGGCGCCGTCAGCTTATCCGTCAGCGACAGGATTACATCTATTGTTTTTGCCGTTTCCCGTCACCTCCTATGCGTCAAACATTTCTGCGATTTCTTCCCGTTCCCTGTTTCTCTCTTCCGCCTCATAATGCATGAATGCCCTGAGTATCAGCTTTTCCCCATACCCGGCATCCGCGTATGCGGAAGGAAATATGCCATGATAGCGAAAAAGGAGGTACATTAACTGTACCTCCCCGTTCGCTTTAATCAGTTTTTTATCTCTTCTTCCGTCTCTTTCTCATTGCCTGTTTCCGAAAGCCCCATGATGGCGTCCGCCAGTTCCCCGGCCTCTGCCCCGAAAAGCTTCTCTGCCAGATCTTTTGCCGTGCGGCAGCCAAAGTGTTCCTTCAGCTTCTCATCTTTTAAATCCGGCTCCGTCACGCCGTAAACACAGGTAAGCAGCCTTACATCATATGCTTTGGTGCCGTCAAAGTTCCCCTGCGCGTCATACTGCATGTTGGAGATGTCGCTTATGCGCCTTGCTTTAATCTCCCGTATTTTAACGGTTACTTTCCCCTCAGCCCCCAGAAGTTTTGCCAGCCTTGCAGACCGGTATTCCCCCGTGTTCAGTTCTTCTGTTTTCTTTGCATCTGTTTTTAATAATTTATCTACCAGATTCATATGCTGCCTCCCTTTCTGTAGTCCTAAGCGATTGCGTCTAAAAGTTCCCAGTCCGTAAAAGTAAACGGTATGCTTTCTTCCAGGAGTTTTTTAGCTTCCCAGTTCACCAGCGTCAGTTCATCAAAAGTGCACCCTGTCAGCAGCACCCTTTCCTTCCCGGAAGAATCCGGGTCTTTCAGGTTGGAAATAATGCTGCAGGTTGTTGTCTTCCCGGCTTTCAGGTTGTCGGAAAGCATTTTAATGAAATACGATGTGACCTTATTCAGTTTTATTGTCCCCTTGCAGTCAATCCCCGTTATTTTATACCCCTTTGCAAGCGTCCCTGTCTGGTTAACCTCTGTTTTTTCCAGTGTCACCTTTGCCTCAAGCCCTGTTGCCTCTGCCATGAAATCATCATTTACCCACACCTCGCCCCAGGTACCGTTAATCACTTTTTCCGGTTCATATATTTTCTTCATAAACCACACTCTCCTTATATCTCAATCGGAAGCACGATGTCTTCGATTGCATCCAGTATTTTTATTTTAGCTTTTAAAAACACGGAAGAACCCGTATCTGCCATCTTTAAGGCATTTTCATCCATGTCCTCCGTCTTTACCCCATGCGCTTCCAAATATGCCTTGTTTGCGTTTACGTCAATTTCCACCTGTTCGCCGGAAAGGACCCCGTCATTCACAAGCTGTTTTAAGTAAGAATGTATTGCGGATAAAAGCAGGCATTTATTGTCATAGCTGTTGGCATATTTCCCCAGGTAGCTGTCTTCTGCCGTTTTTGTAATGTCGCTGCTGATCATGTCCATTGCTTCCGCAATTTTAATCTTCTTAAAGGAATCCCCTTTTTTATCTGTTGTTGTGACAAGGGAATTGACGGCACGGGCGGTTTTTACCTTTTCCCCGTCATGCCATACAATGAACTTCCCTGCATCCACCGCGGTGTCCATTGCCTCCTTTGTAAGCCTCGTGCAGTCCGTCAGCTCCGTTAACGGCGCATATGTGGCGGATATCGTTATCGGCGTGCCTGCTATGATCCCAGCTATCCTTGCGCAGTATTCTTCCGCCGTATACTCTTTCCCGCCCGCCGTAACTTTTTCCGTGGCATAGTTGATAATCCCCTCATGGTCCGCCTCCGCGTTCGGGAGCACCGCCTTAATCAGTTTTTTCTGCTGCCGCTGCGCTTTCACATAGGAAATAATGTCCTGCTTTACGCCGTCCGTTTCAGCCCCCGGCACTGCCAGGTAATCAAACGGTATTGTCTTTAAAAAGTCCAGCGCCTCCCCATACGCTTCCGTACTTTCACTGATAACAAAAGCAATCACTTTCTTTGGCGCGTTCACATATCCCATCAGTGCAAGCTTAATCTGTTCCCTGTTTTTTTCACTCAATGTTTTGGGGATATCCTCATTGGAAAGGCATACCGCCGGATTCTGTTCCGGTATGTTCGTGTCCTTTAATATCAGGGCAACCCTGCCACGCTCTCCCCTTTTTACTGCTGTGGCTGCCTTTTCGGTAAAACTTATTGTCACACTTGGCATTCCCATGCTTTATCATCTCCTCTCAATTTCATGGAAAGGGAATCCATTATCTCCTCCTTTTCCATCCTTTCAATCCGGTCAAAAAATTCAATATCAATGGAAATTTCCATAATATCCCTGTCATTGCCAACCATACCAAAGTGGAACCCCGTGACACCTGCTGCCCTTTCCCCCACCCTGACATATCCCCCAAAAAGCTTCTGTATCCCATCCGCTTTCTGTAAAATATCCCCTTCATCACATAAAGACTGTAAATATGTTATGTAAAAAGTGCACCGGGTAAGGTTCGTATTGCATGTTACGCGCTCTGTATCAACCGACTCAAGCTTTGTAAAAAAACAGGGCCTCTTATAGCCCTCTTTTACTTCTATCCCGTAATATTTATACTGCCCTTCTGGATACAGAGATTTAAGCTGCCCAACCATTGCCTTTTTCAGTTCCGTAAGTGTCACTTCATGGCCTCCTTTACCAGTTCATCCACCATGGCGTCTACCTCCAGCGGCATAATCCTTTCATGCACCTTTACCGCCTTTTCCATCATATGTTTGCCTTGGACAAAACCCACGTTCTGGCCGCCGTTGTACAATGTCTGTGTCTTTGTGTTCCCGCCTGCTGTTTTATAACTTCTTGACCTTGGCGTTACCATCTGGTGACCATGTTCAACGAGATGGAAATGCGGCGCCTTTGCCGAAACCTCTACATACTGTTTTATGCCGAACCCTTTTACCTGGCTGACATTGTAAGAGCTTGTTTTGGAAAGGGACTGCTTTTGGCTTTCATTAAAATCAGTGTCACGCTTTACATTTTCAATCACTTTGCACCTGATGTCCCTCCCACTTCTCCTAAGCAGGCTCCCTGCCTTATCCGGGTAACGCCTGACAAGGTCCCTAAAAGTCTCTACCAGTTCCTCCATCCCCTGGATGGACACGTTGATATCAGGCATGCTGCCTCACCTCCTTCCCTTTGTATTCTGTGCAGTATATCTGTAAAAGCCTTCCTGCAGCATCAATGTCAATTACGCTTTTTATCTCATACAGGGTATCTTTATGCTGGATATACATATCCGAAGACACGCCCTTAAAATGCCGGACATATACTTTATAAGTAATTTCTTCCCGTAATTTCTGTGCTTCGTAAAACTCCCCGCCTTTTACCGGTGCAATCTCTGCCCACATTTTTTTTACCGGAAGCAAAGCCTGCCTGCTCTGCCCCATGCTGTCAGTGCTTTCCCCATACTGTAAAAATATAACCCTTTTATTCAGCCTGCCGATATCAATCTCCTTCACCCTGCTTCCCCCCTTCCAAACTGCATCTGCACCCACAATATGCCGGATTCCCCGCCTTTTACTCTTTATAACTGTAATTGTAATAACAGTGAACGTGTAGCAAAGGTAAATTCATCTGGCACGGCTCCGTTAAGGCTTTTATTTCTTGGTGCTGCCGATCTGTTTTCATACCAATAAGCAATAAGCAGGTTAAGGTATACCTTTTCCAACTCATAAGCCATTTTATTGCCCCCGCTGTCTGTTTCCGGGTATTCTTTGCCGGTCGCGTTTTTCAGGTACGCCTCTGCTGCCGTAATAAAAGACTGTATCAATGTGTCGTCGTCGTCCAAATCTACCCTAAGGTAATTTTTAACTTCATCCAGCGTTAAAATCATAATCCGCCTTTCCGGACATTTTCAGCAGTAAGCCTGCTGCCCTGCCCTACTCCGTCGTTTTTGCTGCTTCCTGCTGTGCCAGAAAATCTGCTGCCACCTCTGCTTTACTGTCTTCTGCTGTTTTTGTCATTGTATAGCCCTTTTCCTGTGCCAATTTAATAATATTTTCCCGGCTCAGCTTGTTTAACTCTGCCTCGCTGTATTCTCCATCACCGTTAATGTCGTCTTTCACCCCGTCATTATTGCTGTCACCGGTAGAAAGTCCAATATCTGCCAATCCCATAATAATTGCGTCGGAATCCACCGTCTGAATGTCCAAACGTTCCCTTACCTTGATGCTTGTCTGGTCTCTTTCCCATGCCCCTGCTGCAAGGTCAGTAATATCTATTGTCAGGGTTTCACGGTCAAAAATCGTGATTGCCTCTTTCAGATCACCGCATACGACAGGCGCTTTGCCTGTAATATTGGGGAAAGTTTTGTTTGATACCACCCTAACCGGGTAAACACCAAACAAAAGACGCCTCGTAGCCTGTGTGGGATCTTTCTGCAAAATGTAATCCCCTCTCTCGTCTTTTAGTTTATCAAGGAAATTAAAACCGCTCTGGTTTGTCAATACCACCGCACCTGCTGTAATTGCCGGATCCAGCATTACGTTGAAAATATCTTTCAGGTCGTCAAAGCCCTTTACCGGCACTTCCAGACCATTACAAATTTTCTTAATCTGCTTGATGATTAAAAAGTTACGTGTTGCTTTTGCTTTCTTGGAAATCCACTTTTTCAGGTAGCCCATGATATTTTCCGCGCTGTCTTGAATCAGTTCCCTTGTTACTTTCAGAATGCCGCCTTTTTTATGGATTTTGTACTCAATGTTGTCAAACTGCGGTGTGGATACCTCTGGGAACTCTGCCGCCTCCTCTACATTATCAAACGGTGTCTGGTCTGCCTCGCGCTCAATTACCCTGCTGCCGCTGTTTGTGCTTACGCGCTCCACATTTACCAAAGTTTCCAATGCGTCCTCGCTGCGTCGCAATTCTTTTATTTTTGTTTTAACATCTTTTGGCACTGTCAATCCGCCATCCTCGTCGCTGCCCTCTGACATTGCATTAAGGATCTCTGCGTCCTCTTTAGAAACTGACTGTTTTTTGTGTGCCGCTTTAATCGCGTTTACAAATGCTGTGATCTGCTGTTTCGCTGTGTCAATAGTGCCTGCTACCTTTCCTTTCCCTTTTTCCGCGTCCTGCTGTGCCTGTTCTGCGTCGTCGTCCTCCAAGTCTGCCAAAATATCAAACTGCGCTTGCAAGTCGCGCAACTCCTCTTTTGCTGCCTTTGCGTCCTCCAACTTTTTACTTGCTACCAATTCTCTTACCTCTGTTTTTTTTGCGTTGATTGCATTTAACAATGCCCTTAACTCTTTGCTCATGTTTTAACCCTCCATTTTTTCTTTATAAAAATCGAGTAGGGGAGATTGATTCTCCCCTCTCACACCACCAGTACGTGCCGTTCGGCATACGGCGGTTCAACATAACTTCAAAGCATGACGTTTCAAGTAATAATCATAGCAACTGACAAGTCCTGCCTGTGACAGTTTTT